ATGCTGTTGACAATAGCCAATACAATGGGTTCGGTGACAAAGTTCACGCTGCTCATAACGCTGAAGTATTTCTTGGAACACCAAGACACTTTAACGTAGGACTATCAGTCAATTTCTAAAGTAACTTGGGGGATTGAAATATATCCCCCATTTATTAAAAAAACCCTTGACTTATATAGGGTTTTTTTTGTATATTAAGGTATCGAACTAAGAAAGTTATGATTTGTATCAAAACATTTGGTGTGAGAAAAGAGGTGGTAATCAAGTAGAAGTTCATCTTTGGGATGATGTCGCTGGTTATCAAAATTTTATATTTAAGAATTATGCTTATGTTAAAGATGGTAGCGGTCAATATCGTTCTATTTATGGGGATAAGTTAAAAAAAGTAACGTATTGGACAGAGGAAGATTTCAGAACAGGCAGAGTATTCGAATCAGACATTCCGTTAGATACTAGGATACTATTGGATAGATATTCAGATTCTGATGAGCCATCAAAGAATCATGTTGAATTATTTTTTGATATTGAAGTAGAGGTTACTGATGGATTTCCTGAACCATCAAAAGCTGATAATAAAGTTACTTCTATTGCACTCTACACTAAACATGATGAGAAGTATGTAGTTTATGTTTTAGGTGATGGTAAAGATAATGTAAAAGATGGTGTTGATATTAAGTTTTTTAAATCAGAGCCTGAATTACTAAAGCAAATATTAAAGTATTGGATAGGTATAAAACCAACTTTAATTACAGGTTGGAATATCAATGGTTTTGATGTACCGTATTTATATAATAGAATATCAAAAGTATTGGGTGAGGAGTTTGCTAACGCCTTATCACCTATTCAAATTGTAAAGTATAACCCAAACAAAAAGATGTATCGTATTGCTGGTGTTAGTGCTTTAGATTATATGGATTTATATAGAAAGTTTACCTATACACAACAATCAAGTTATAGATTAGACCATATTGGAACTATAGAGGTTGGGATTGGTAAGGTTGAGTATGAGGGGACATTAGATGATTTATACAGAGATGATATAGATAAATTTATAGAGTATAACCTAAATGATGTCAAGATTGTTAAAGCACTAGATGATAAATTTAAATTAATTGATTTGGCTCGTGCTGTATCTCACTTGGGTAGAATACCTTACGAAGAGGTATATTTCAGTTCTAGATACATTGAGGGTGCGATGTTAGTGTACTTGAGAAGTTTAGACTTAGTTGCTCCAAGTAAATTACCAAATGCAAGTTATGATGGTTCAGAGGCTAGGTTTAGTGGTGCTTATGTTAAAAGTCCTAAACCTGGTAGATATGATTGGGTATTTGATTTAGATTTAACTTCTATGTATCCAAGTATTATCATGTCTCTAAATATGTCTCCTGAAACTAAGATAGGTAAGATTAATGGTTGGGATGCTGAAGAGTTTATCAAGGGTGTAACTAAGACCTATTCCGTAGAAAAGAACGGTAAGGTAATCAGAAGATTTAGTAATGGCGAACTAAAGGATTTCTTCAATAAAAACAAAGTATCAATATCTTCTAATGGTGTGATTTATGATTTAACTACGAAAGGTGTTATACCAGCTATCTTAGAAAAGTGGTTCAATGAAAGAGTAGAATACAAGAACCTAGCTAAAAAGTATGGTAAAGAGGGTGATGATGATTTAAGTGGTTATTTTGATAGAAGACAATTAGTACAGAAAATTTTATTAAACTCGCTGTATGGTGTATTGGGTTTAACTGTATTTAGATTTTATGATATAGATAATGCCGAGGGAACTACAACTACTGGTGTTAAGTTAATTCAATTTACTGAAAAGATTGCTAATAATTATTACAATAACATACTCAAGACGGATAAGGATTATTGTATATACACCGATACTGATTCTGTATTCTATAGTGCTTTACCTTTGGTTAAGGATAGATTTCCAAATGCTGACGTTAAGGATGATAAGTTCATGACAGAACAGATTCTTGAGATTGCGGATGAAGTTCAGGCTTATATCAACAAGTCATACAACTATTTCAGTAGTAATTTCCTTAATATTAAAGGTGACCATAGATTCGATATCAAACAAGAAGTCATCGCTAAGAGTGCTTTTTGGGTTACTAAGAAACGATATGGACAATGGATTATAAACGATGGCGGTACGTCATGTGAGAAACTTGATGTTAAAGGTTTGGATATTGTTCGTAGTTCATTCCCACCATCATTTAGAGATTTCATGACAAAGGTATTAAAAGCTATATTGGCTAAAGTGGATAAAAGCTCAATTGATGAGTTTATCTTGAATTTCAAGAAATCACTACATGAAGAATCCATCGATAATATTGCCTTACCTACCGGCGTCAAGGGTTTAACGAAGTACACTAAGAAAAACACAAAGGGTTTTACTGGTAAATCCATGTTTACTGAGATGGAAAAGGGAGCCCCAGCAAATGTTAAGGCTTCTATAATTTATAATGATATGTTGAAGTTCTACAAAACAAACAATCATGAGCCAATAAGAAACTCATCTAAGATACGTTGGGTTTATCTGAAATCAAATCCATATAAGATTGATGCTATTGCTTTCAAAGGTCACGATGATCCTAAAGAAGTTATGGATTTTATTGCTAAGTATATAGATAGAGATAAGATATTTAACAAAGCTCTAAAGAACAAAATTGAGTTGTTCTATGAGAGTATGAAATGGGATATGCCCGTTGATAAAAATACTTCGATTGAAAGGTTTTTTTAATTGACATTAACAAAAATAATTCGTATATTAACATGTAATAGGAGTAGTAATAATGAATAAAATAACACTAAATACGTTTATCCAAAAATACAATCTTGGTGGAAGTATAAATTCTGTCAAGTGGAGTTCGGATGGACAATCACTAGCTACGAGATTTATCTCGCCTGATAAAAGTTTATTGGGTGAATTAACTTTAGCAAAACAATCATTACCTGAGTTTGAAGTCGGTGTCTATGACACACCATTATTAGATAAGATGTTAGGTACTTTATCTGATAGTATAGACTTTAAATTAGTGAACGTTGATAATAATCCTGTGGCATTCCATCTAACAGATTCGGTTATATCAGCTGATTATGTTTTGGCTGCTGTTGGTGTAATACCAGATGTACCTGAATTAAAGAATATACCTGAATTCAATACTTTAGTTAATATTGATTCTCAGTTTATAAATTCTTTTATCAAGGGTAAAGGTGCTCTAGCTGATGTTGAGACATTTGCAATAAAACCTACAGATAATGGGGTTGAGTTTGTAATTGGATACTCAGATATGAATTCAAATCGTATTAGTATTAAAGCTCAAAGTGGTGCAGTTGAATTAAAAGATTCTATTGCTTTCAATGCTAATCTGTTTAGTCAAGTTTTGAGTGCTAATAAAGAGTGTTCAAAAGCAACTCTTCAAATCTCAGACAAGGGTTTGGCGTTTATCGAGTTTAACGTTGATGATTTCAATGTTAAGTATTGGTTCGTCTCACAACAGGTATAGTATGAGTTCACACGGATTATGGGTTGAGAAATACCGACCACAAGACTTATCAACATATGTTGGTAATGAAAATCTTAAAACTAAAGTTGAGAGGTTTTTAGAAGATGGGAATGTACCACACTTACTTTTATATGGCAGAGCTGGTGGTGGGAAAACCACACTTGCTAAAATTATCATTAGTCATGTTGAGTGTGATTATCTCTATATTAATGCTTCGGATGAACGAAACATAGATTTAGTAAGAGATAAGTTAAAGACATTTGCTTCTTCTATTGGATTTAAACCAATGAAGATAGTAATATTGGATGAAGCGGATTACTTGAATGTAAACTCTGCTCAACCAGCTTTACGTAATCTAATGGAAACCTTTTCTGCTCATTGTCGGTTTATCTTAACTTGTAATTACGTGGAGAAGATTATTGATCCTATACAGAGTAGATGTCAGACTTATAAGATAATACCACCAAGTAAGAAAGAGGTTGCTGTACATGTTAAGACTATCTTAGAGAAAGAGAACGTATCTTTTGACTTGGATGATTTAGCACTTGTTGTAACTGCTGGGTATCCAGACTTACGTAAGGTAATCAATGAACTACAAAGAATGTCCATTGATGGTAAGTTGACTATTGATAAGGATGGCATGATTCACAATGAGTTCAAACTTCAATTCTTACAATTGTTACAGAGCAATTCGGATATTAGAACGATTCGTAAATTGATTGCGGATAGTGGTTTTAGTGACTATACTGAATTATTTAGGTTTCTGTATGATGAGGTTGAGAGTATAACTAGTGATAAAATACCTGATATTATTGCTGAAATATCAAAGGGTGCTTATCAAGATGTATTGGTAGTGGATAAAGAAATTAACTTTATTGCTACTGTATCAAGTATTATGAGGAAATTGCAATGACAACAAGACCAATGAAACCATTACCAAAAAAACAAGTTCAAGTTGATTTAAAAGATGCTGAAACTATGAAATGTGAAAAATGTAATAATAAAATTTTCATACAAGGATATGTAATAAAGAAAATGTCAGCAATTTTATCACCAACGGGAAAAGAAGTTATAGCACCAATACAAGTATTTAATTGTGGTAGTTGTGGTGAGTTATTACCTATGGGTGGGGAGCTGGATGAACTTATTTAGTTGGATTAATGAATTATTCGTTGGTAAGCGAGATTGGGACTCATTCTCAGATGAAGACAAAAAGAAGTTTAGTCCATTCATGGTTAATCGTTATTTGAGCATGGGTGAAGACTTTTTACCTTTTGTAAATTACTTTCAAAAGTATACGATAGAAGTTATGCCAACAAAATCAGTTTATCAGTTCTATTGTAATTTATTACCAAAGAAGAAAACCTACTTGAAGTATATAAGTGGAAAAAAAGAAAAGACAAATGAATTAGTAGTTCCTTTTATCATGAAGTATTTCGAGGTAAGTAAAACTCAAGCAGCTGAATATTATAGTTTAATTTCCAAAGATAATTTGATATCTTTATTGAAAAAATTTGGAAAATCCGATAAAGAAATAAAAAAGATGAAAATAAGATGAGTAAACTATGGATGGCACTAGGAATATCACTCTTAGGACACATATGGGCTTGGTTTCATATGCAAGGTCAATTCAAATACGAATGGGCAAAGTCTTTATGGTGGGTTGTAATCGGAGGCATTCCAATTAGTATTGCTTTTTGGTATGGTACAAAATGGTACTATGAATATTTTCAAAATTATTGGTATGTAAGACCAATTGGATTTGGTATGGCCACAATCGTATTTACTATGTTGACTTATTTGATTTTACATGAAGTACCTGATACAAGAACAATAATAAGTTTGATTTTATCATTTATTATCATTGTTATACAATTATCACATTTAATCATAAAATAAAGGAAAGTATGAATATAAAAGAAACCGAATTGACTAATCAAAAATCAGAATCATCAAGTGAGGGAGATGATATTGTATTATTGATGGAAAAAGAGTGGCCAGAGATGACTAAAGAGTTTAGGAGATTACAGCAAGAACAATACGAATTGTTCTGTCATAAACAACACGATTATGGTCCAGGTAATATATCAGTAGGCTCACCTCTATTGACAGAAGAAGATATAAAACTATCTCTTACTGGTTTATGGTTTAGGATGAATGATAAGATACAAAGACTAAAGACTTTACTGATGAGTAATAGAGTTCATGCTGTATCCGATGAACCAATAGAAGATGCTTATTTAGATGTATCTAACTATGGTATTATGGCAACAATTGTTAAAAATGGTAAATGGGGTAAATAATGGAAAGACATTGGGGAGAGAAACAGAAGAAATCAGCACCAAGAAAAATTGGTGGAGAAACTAATGAAAAACATATATCAGTACAGGATAATAAGATATACTTTTATTCTAGCATAAGCAGAAATGCTTGTTGTGAATTAAATAAGAAGATTAGTGAGTTGGAAACAAAAGCTATAACACTATCTCATAGTCTTGATACACAGCCGCCACCTGTAAAGTTATACATAAATTCTGGCGGTGGAAGTATAGTAAGTGGTATTGCTTCTATGGATACTATATTGAGAAGTAAAGTTCCTGTTCATACATATGTAGATGGATTCTCTGCTAGTGCTGCTACTTTCTTAACAGTAGTTGGAACAAAACGATATATGAGTAGAAATTCATATATGTTAGTTCATCAATTGTCTTCAACCTTTTGGGGATCATACTCTAACTTTGAGGATGAAAAACAAAACTTAGACATGATGATGAAAAGTATTAAGAACATCTATAAAGAATACACTAAAATTCCTATGAAGAAACTTAATGATATCCTAAAACATGACTTGATGTGGGATGCTAATACTTGTTTAGAATATGGAATGGTAGACGAGATAATATAATGGGACATGTATCACACTCACAATTTGTTTCTTATAATGAATGTAATCTAAAATGGAAACTAAGATACATTGATAAATTAGGAACATTTACAGGCAATATTCATACATTATTTGGAACTGCTATGCACACTACAATACAGACTTACTTAACTGAGATGTATGGTAACTCTATTGTAGCAGCTGAATCACTAGACTTAAATGGCATGTTAAAAACAGAGATGACTAAAGAGTTTACAAAGATAAAAGAAAATCAAGAAACTTTACCTTGCAGTCAAGATGATATGATTGAGTTTTATCAAGATGGTTTAGCTATAATTGAACATTTTAGAAAACACCGTGGTAAGTATTTCATGAAGAAGAACTATGAATTAATCGGTATTGAAGTACCAATATTCATGGAGTTACAAAAGAATGTCGAGTTAAAAAGTTACCTTGATGTGGTAATACGAAACAAAGTATCTGGCAGAATTACCATCATTGATTTAAAGACATCTACCAGAAGTTGGACAGATTTTCACAAAAAAAACTTCTACAAAAAATCTCAATTATTGTTATACAAACAATTCTATTCGGAGAAATTTAATGTACCATTAGATAAGATAACGGTAGAGTTTTTGATATTAAAAAGAAAGATTGCTAAACAAAGTGACTTTCCAATCAGTAGACTACAGAGATTTGAACCTTCAAATGGAAAGGTTAGTGTCAATAAGACAATTAAAGCATTCACAGAGTTTCGTGAAGCTATCTATGACGAAGAGGGTAATCATAAAACTAATAGAGATTATAATGCCTCACCAGGCAAAGCTTGTACATATTGTGAGTTCTATAATACGGAGTACTGTAAATGGGGAAAGAAACTTTAAAAGTAGGAATTGTCGGTAGTCGTGTATATGAAAACCGACAAAAAATTAAAGAGTTTATATTCAAGTTAAAACAAAGTAAAGGAGATAGTACAATTATAGTTAGTGGTGGTTGTACACAAGGAGCTGATAGATATGCTAAAAAATATGCTTTGGAATTGGGTTTACAGTATGAAGAATACCCACCAGCACACACATCACATAATTTATATTGCCCTTTACATGAAAGAAATTATGGTAAGCCATATAGTCCAAAGAACTTCTTTGCTCGGAATAAACAGATAGCAATTCATTCAGAATATGTTGTAGCGTTTATACCAAGAGGAGTTAAATCAAAAGGTTCTATGTCTACAATAAGTTATGCTAAAAAATTTGGAAAAAAAACACTTGTTATCAATTAAATATATATATTTATATATATATGAAAAACACAGAAATAAAACTAACTTCGGTTAAAGTAATTCAAAATCTCTACGAATCATTCAAAAGCAAAACTGTTAATTCTTCTATGAATTTACAAAAACTAGTAAATAGGTCTTTACACCAATATATAAACGATAGTTCGGTTAGAGAAGATATAGAAACTTACGATAAACTTTACGTAAGCGGAAGTCAATTTTAAAATTATATTAAACAAAGGTTATTATGAGTAAGAAAAAAATATTATTAATGTCAGATGACATTAGAATGCATAGTGGGGTAGCTACGGTATCAAAAGATATCGTTATGGGGACTCTAAACGAATATGATTGGGTGCAGATGGCTGGTGCCATTAAACATCCTGAAGAAGGTAAGATAGTAGATATGTCAGAAGGACTTGAAAGTCTTGGCATAAAAGATGGTTACTTAAAGATATATCCTGTTAATGGTTATGGTAATCCTGACTTACTGAGGGAAGTACTTGAAATGGAGAATCCTGATGCTATTCTCCATTATACTGATCCAAGATTTTGGATTTGGTTTTATCGTATGGAGGCGGAGATAAGACAATCAATTCCAATATTCTATTATAATATATGGGACGATTTACCTGATCCACAATATAATACTAATTACTATCGTAGTAGTGATTTATTGATGTCAATATCAAAACAAACTTATGGTATAAATAAAAGATTATTAAAGCCACATGGTTATGAAGATTGGCAGACCACATTTGTACCACATGGCATTTCTTCCAGACGGTTTAAGAATATTAAAGATGATGATATTAACCTGTTGAATTTTGAAGAAACTCATGGCATATCTGATAAGAAATTTAAACTATTATATAGCAATAGAAACATCCGTAGAAAACAACCAGGTGACGTATTGATGGCTTACAAGTATTTTATGGATGAATTAACACCTGAACAACAAAAAGAATGTGTATTGATATACCATTGTCAGCCATGCGATGATAATGGAACAGATTTACCAAGAGTTCATAGACACTTATGTCCTGAATATGATGTTTGTTTTACTTATAATCAAGGTGGAGCATTTGATGATAATGCTATGAATTTATTATTTAACTCCGCTGATGTTTATATTAACCTTGCTAGTAATGAGGGATTTGGATTAGGTAGTGCTGAAGCTCTTACTGTCGGTACGCCGATTATTGTAAATGTAACTGGCGGTCTACAAGACCAATGTGGATTCAGAGATGATGATGGGAATCTATTAACAGAAGAAGATTACCTTGAACTTGGTACTAATCATAGAGGTACATATAAGACTCATGGCGAATGGGTAAAACCTGTATATCCAGCTTCGATATCGTTACAAGGTTCACCACCCACTCCATACATTTGGGATGATAGATGTAATTCTGAGGATGTTGCTGTTAATATTAGAGAATTCTATGATATGGATAGAGATGAAAGAAAGAGACTTGGTGCTTTAGGTGCTAAGTATTGTAGAGATAATCAAATGACGGCTACTGCTATGGGTGAAAACTTTATCAGTTCTATGAATGGAGCATTTGAGAATTGGAAACCAAAGAAAAAATATGATATGGTGAGTGTATGAAAAAATCAGTATTTATGATAGCGCCATTTAACACACGTAGTGGCTATGGAGATCATGCGAGGTCAATATTCTATTCAATAATGGATAGGGATGATATAGACATAAAATGTTTTGATGTTAAATGGGGAACTACTCCAAGAAATCATTTAAGACCAGAAGTTCCAAGGCATAAGAAGTTATTGGATTCGTTTACAAGTAATCCTAATTTAAAAGAAAAACCTGATGTTTGTATTGACATCAGAATTCCAAATGAATATGCTACTGTAGGTAAGTACAATATTGGTATTACTGCTGGAGTTGAAACTGATGTAGTTTCACCTGAGTTTTTAATGGGTATGAATCGGATGGATTTAAACATAGTACCATCTAACTTTACGGCTGATACATTTAAACGATGTACGTATGACCAAATGGAAGATGGACCAGAAGGCTCAAAACAAAAGACTGGAGAGATTAATCTTCAAAAACCAATAACTGTATTGTTTGAGGGTATTGATACTGAAGTATATAAACCACTAAGTGCATTAGAAATAAAATCTGATTTTACTGATGAATTAAATGACTTGATTAAAGAGAATTTTGCTTATCTACACGTTGGTCAATGGACAGCAGGTAAATATGGGGAAGACAGAAAGAACATACCATTGATGATAAAATGTTTCTTACAGGCTTTTGCCAACCACCCTAATCCTCCAGCATTGGTATTGAAAACAAGTGGTGCTGACTTTTCTATATTGGATAAAGAAGAGACTATTAAAAATATAAGAAAAATAAAAGAACAGTTTACATCAGCAGATAGTTTACCATCTATATATTTAATTCACGGTGATTTGACAATACAGGAAATGTCTTACCTTTATAATAACCCAAAGATAAAATCATTTATAAGTTGTACACATGGAGAAGGTTTTGGTAGACCTTTATTAGAAGCTAGTTGTTGTGCTTTACCTGTAATTGCTTCTAATTGGAGTGGTCAATTGGACTTTCTAAATGAAAAGGATTCATTATTGATTGCGGGGGACTTAAAAGAAGTTCCAAAATCTATGATTTGGAAACCAATTATAGTTGAGCCAAGTAAGTGGTTTAATGTAAGTGAAACTGATGTCATTCGTAAGATAAGAATGTTTTATAAAAAATATTCTATCTTCAATAAAAAAGGTAAACGATTAGGTAAGACTAATCTAAGAGAACATTCATTAGAAAAGATGGCTAGAAAGTTCAATACAATCTTAGACAATGTTTTAAAGCAAATACCATCATCAGTATCCTTAAAACTGCCTAAGTTAAAAAAAGTAGGTGGAGATACAGAATCAAATACTATTGTTAAACTTCCTAAGCTAAAGAAAATTACATAATGTCGGATATGTTTTTAAAGGTACAATGTCCTTGTTGTCTATTGGATAAAAATGATATTGATGACTCTTTACTTTTACTCGGTGATGTTGAACAGAATATGCAATGTTTACATTGTGGTTTTGCTTCAAATGAAAATATGAAATCACATGTAAATGACAATCCATTTCCTCAAGAATTTAAAGACATATGTAGAGAACTAAACAAAAGATGGTGGGCTCCATCGGTATTCACTACTGCGAATTATAATGTGATTCCTTTCGTTAGTGATAAAACATTAAAATGGAGATTGATTCCACATTCTAGTCCTGAAACAGAGGTTATTGTCCCTGCATTTATTGATGCTTACCAAATGGTAGAAAAGTTAGAGAATTTAATTGGCGAACAGATACAACAACCGGAAGATAATTAAATCGGAGCAGACCATATCAGTTGGTAAGTTATTACCTGGTATGATTATTACGTTTAATTATTCTGAATCAGGCGTTACTGATGCAAGACCAATTCTATTATTTTTACAGAATGAAAATAAATTACTAGAGGGTTTGAATCTTAATTATATTAATCCATCTAAGTTAATTAAACTATTTAGTGTTATTGATATGAAAAAGACTGAAGTGGACGAGAGAGAAAATCTAATATCATTAAAGGAAGAGTATTTTAGAATACAAATAGCTAACTCAAAGAAGCGTTCTGCTATGACTACCAAAAGATTTTATTCAGATGTTGTTATTGCTGATAATGTATTTAAAAAATCATATCGTACTTATAAATCAAATAAATTAACAGCAATAAAAGTTACAAATATTAAATTAAACATGGTTGGTATAAGTGAAGATTAGTTACTCTATATTAGTTCACAATGAAACCGATACATTAGAGAAGTTATTAAAGTTTCTGGTCAAATGGAAACAGCCAGAAGATGAGATTGTAATACTTGATGATTATTCGGATGATAAGAAGACAATAGAATTATTAGATTTCTATGTATCCACCAATAACATAGTTTACGAACAAAGAAATTTATTGGGTGATTTTGCTTCACAGAAGAATCATTTAAAATCAATGGGTAGTGGGGATTATAGTTTTAATCTTGATGCTGACGAGATGATAAGTCTTTGGTTAAT